TCCTAATCCTTATCTTATGACTCCTATGATGCTTAGAAGATGTGGAGGTAAAACTAAACGTTATGATTTAGGTGGATTTATTTCAGATGAAAGTGGTAATCTAATAGGTGCTGCTGGTAATCTTATAGGTAGTCTTATGCAAGGTCGTAGTAAACGTAAACTCGCTAAGAGCATTTCTGATATGCCAATTCCTAAAAGAGAATATCTTGATAATGTAAATCTTGAATGGGATATAAATACTGATGCTGCTAGAAGAGAAGTTATTGATCAAATTTCTGCTATTGAAGATTTTGTTAAATCTAATTCATCTAGTGCTCCTGTAGCAAGACAAGCTATGCTCAGAGCTAGAAGTAAAGGAGCTAGTGCTTTGGGTAAACTAAAACAAGATGAGTTAATGCAAGAACTTAATATTAGAAATCAAGCTCGTCAAATGAATGCTGAAATTGCTGCTAAGAATAAACAGATTAAATACGAGAATGAAGTTGATGCTTTTGAGAAAGCTAATCTTGCAGCTTCTTTGTTAGCTGAAGGTAATACAGGTATAAGAGATGCTCTTGTAGGTTTAACAGAAGATATTCAAAAAATGCTTAATGATCATACTCTTCTCAATGATAAGCGTAATTCTAATATATTACATCTATTATCTAATGATAATTCTATAGGCTTCTTAAAGAATCTATCTGATAAACAAATATCAAGACTCTTTGGTAAAGATGCTATAGCTCTTAAAGGTAAAAGATGTGGTGGTAAAGTTAAGAAAAGATATGGTGGTAAAAGATGTGCTTAATTAACTACTGGTATAACTCCGGATTAACGTCCGGAGTTTTGTTGTATATACAAATTTAATTCTTATGGCAATCATAAATAGTATTGAAAATATAGTTGTTAAGTCAGGTAAAGACTTTAAACGTAATGAAATGCAAGATATGTTTACTCCTCGTGCTAAAATGATGGATCAAAATCTTGCTGTTATGTCTTCTTTGCAAGAACGTGCTATTCGTAATGAAAACGCATATAATGAAATGGCTATTAAGATATCTGAATATAATGCGATTCAAGGTGCAGATGAAGAAGCTCTTGCAGGTAAAATTAATGAAACTCAAGAACACATTAAAGCTAAAGTTGATGAAGATGGAGGATGGTTCTTTGCTGATACAGCTGTTAGCGATGGTGCTCGTAGATTTTTAACTGATGAAGGAGTTAAAACTATTCTTGGTAATAAAACTCAATTTGATGCTATGATGCAAGCTAATGAACAATCTGACGCTTCAGAAGAATATAAAGCATTAAATAGAGCTATGATTCTTAAACGGTTTAATGATGCAGGAGGTAGTTTAGGAGGTAATGGTAAACAATCTATTAGTGCTTTTGGTACAGCTCTTGGTTCAGGTCATGATAGAGAAGCTTTACGTAAAGAAATGCTTGAATACTTTAAAGCTATGAAATCTGATGAAAAAGTTATTTATAGTGAACAATTTCGTAAACAAGCTATAGATTTAATGAATAATCCTACAATTGATGCTATTACTAAATCTACTCTAAAAACTTTATCTAATCCTACTCTTCATAGATTTCAAAGTTTTACTAAAACTATCGAAGGTATAGGAGATGATAGATTAATAAATGTTGCTAAAGCCATTGTATCTAACAATAGTAAATTTAAAAATGCTTTATTGAAAGAAGCAGAATTAAATCTATTTGCTCTAGAACAAAAAGGTATTACACCTAGTAATGCTGTAAAAGACAATATATATTCTACAGCTTTTACTGATTCTAATATTTTAAAAACTTTAGTAATAAATTCTCCTGAATATAAAAATGCTAATAGTAATGAAAAGATTGTATTGCTTAATGCTATAAACAATCCTAATAGTATTTATATAAAAGAATTAATAGATAGAAATTATAGTTTTTTAAATCAAAATCCTAATGAAACTGAATCTGATTATGAAGCTAGATTATCTAATTTTTATAAAGCTAATTATATAGATTCTGAAATATCTAATGTGGCTACTTATTTATTGCCTATGAGATATACTAAAGAGAAACTTGATGTAGATAATAAGTTCTTTGAAAGTCTATTTAATAAGCAACTAGAAAAGTCTGAAGATACTTCTAAAATACTTACTAGAGAAAGAGATGGTTTAGTTGGAACAATAGTTAATCTTCCTAGTATGACTTCTGAACTAGAAGCAAATCGTAAAGCAAGATTACTTAATCAAACTTCTCAACATTCAAGAAATATATCTGAATTAGAAAGATTTAATAACTATTTAGCTAAAAAGTCTACTAATGGAGAAAATATAACTAAAGAAGATGAAGATAAATTAAAAGCTCTTAACCTTAGAGTTCAAGAATCTCAAAGTATAATCAATAACATTCTTTCTGAATATGATGCTTATAAAGGTGGTATTCCAACAAATAAAGAAGATAAAGCAAATTTAAGCTTAGCACTTCAAAAGAGTATTAAAAAATATTATGATGTATTTAATCGTGTTGGAATTTTTGGAAGTTTAACTAATGTTATCAATGAAGAAACTTCTGACTTAGATGAAAATGGAAATCCTATTAAAGGTACAGGTGTTAATCTTAGAGATGGTGTTAAATTTAATGCAAATGATAAAACTCAGAAAAATATAAATGAATATCTTCATATAAAAGATATAAGTTATATATTAAGTAATTCAGATACTCCAGAGGAAGGTATTAAGAAAGCCACAGAGTTTATAAAAAATAGTAGCAAAACTAATCCTTATGTAAAAGAGTTTGCAGATAATATATCTAAAACATTTGGGGATATTAGTACTGGATTAACTTCTATTCTAATGGGTAATCTGATTGAAAACTATGGTAATGAAACTAATATGATTCAGTCTAATCCTGGAGTTGTTATTGGTATATCCAAACTTACAGAAACAGGTATTGTAAGTACTGTTAGAAATAATATGGCTTATAAAATTGAAAATCATCCTGAAGCATTTACTATTATTGATAATCAATTGTTAGATGGTGATGATTTAGAGTTAGATGCTGAATCCGTTGGTGTTCCTATAGATTTGAATAATGAATCTCTTAGGAAATTCTTATATACTGAAGATAAAGGTACAGATAAGAACCCTAAATATTCTAAATCAGATATTACTTATGAACTTATGGAATTGAGTGATGGTCGTAAAGCACTTAATCTTATAAAGAATGTTCAAGGTTTTAATAATGTTAGACAGAAACTCACTATTGTTGCGAATAATGATGCCGATCAGAAT